AGGTTAGAGCGGTCTTCACCGTAGATTGTTGATGTAGCTGCATAAAGTGTGTCGCGTGAAAGCTGATCTAGATAGATAGCCATGTTACGACCTAGAAGACGTGAGGCTGAAGCCATTACGTCATCGAATGAAGCGTTAAGCAATAGCTCTGAAACAGCAAGAGCATAACCATGCTCTGATACTGTGATTGAGAACTGCTGTGCTGTAAGTGCGTTTGTCTGCATACGTACACCTTCAACTAGGCTGTTTGCAAAGCCGAGGTTGTTGTAACGCATGAAGTTGATCTGAAGACCAGGTGCGACACCTAGTTCAGTCTTCTTTACTGCGAACTGCTCAAAGCGCAAGATTGGCATGGCCTGGAAAAGAATTTCCTTTGACCAAATAGTCTGGATCGCTTGAGTCAGCTGGGTATTTGTACCTGAGTACGCTGTAGGTGCTGCGGCTAAATTGCCGGTACCTGTAATACCTGATGCCATTTAAATTGACTCCTTGTTAGATTTGGGTTGGGTGGGATTTAACCGAACAGCCCGCGAGACTTACCACGAGCGGAATCGCTCATGATTCGGTCTCTGATTTTTGCGTATTCGTTCATCGGCATGGCAGCAATTTCTTGCGCCGTTAAGGTTCGTTGCTCCGAATTAGTTTCCAATGGTCCAGCGGGAGGAGTAGTAATACTCGTACCCTTCATTTCTTTTCTAGCGTTCTGCATGGCAGACTGCGCTGATTCAAGAATGCTTGCTGAACGTTCCTTTAGTCGCTCCACGCTTTCAGCGAGTTCTTCACGGGTATTACCCTGAATGAAATCAACTAGCTGTGGAATGATATTGTCACGTTCTTGTTCAATTACTTGTTGACGATAAGATTGCAAGTCTGCATATGTCTTTTCGCGCTCCAGAAGAGCGAAGGCTCGTTCGCGTTCTTGACGCTCACGCTCCAACTGCTCCTGCAACTCACGAGTTTTAAGTTCAGCATAAGACTTTGCATCTAGCTCAGACTCTTCTGCTTCCTTAATACGTAGTGCTTCAGCTTGCGCTTCTGCACTTCTACGAGCTGCTTCTTCTTCTTTTTCTTTTCGTAGTGAGTTAAGTTCTTCCTTCAAACTTTCAATTTGAGGGTAGAGCTTATCTTTCTCCTGGGAACGGACACGTGATAAGTCTTCGTCCGTATAGAACCGAGACTTAACTTCATCCGTAGTAGTAACAGTCGGCGCGTCAACGCCCGACACATTTACAACTGGAGCTATACCAGCATCTGCTTCAAAAGCAGCTACCATGTTTTCTGCAGTTTCTGACATTCTTACATCCTTTGTATTCTAGGGGTCGTTTTCCGAAATGAGAGCACATATGACCAAACGTTGTATTACATGTTTATTTTCTCTATACCTATGAAAAATTACAGGCTAAACGCCTTTATTTTTCGTAGACTTCTGGAACTCTCCTTTGCGGAAGTTGTGTTCCATAAGCTTGTGTGACGAGGTTAGCGCGGATACCGTCTCTACCCATTTGGGCCGCGATAGTTGCGTCGTCAATTACTGGTGGCAATACCGATTGAGGTACCCCTTGTTCAGGACTTCCGCCGCCAACAGGTTGAGCTGGAGCGCCGCCAGGGCCTAGCTGAGCAGACTGCATTCCTGTGAGGGTCATGATGTCGTTTTCAATTTGAGTCTGAACCATCTTTAGAGCGCCGTCAGACTTGGCATCTTCAATAAGTTCTTGACGAATTTCAGTTAACTTCTCTGCTGGGAACGCCTCGCCTAGTGCGCGTAGAGCGCCTTCCTTAGACTCAAGGCCCAAAGACAACTTGCTTTGAATCTCGTTAAGAACAATTAGATTATCTAATGGCAACGGAGGTGGGAACTTAACGTAATTCTGGAAAGTAATTGGGTCGTTAGGGTCAAGCTGAGCTGCCTGTCCGGGCTTTAGAGGCACCTGGCTAGTGTTAGGGTCCCAGGTAAAGGTCTCAGGCTCTTTAACAGCAAGTGATATAAGGATGAGCTCGTTAACACGCTCTATGCCGTGAGTGTATTGAATAATCTTTTGGTGGTAGCGGTTCATCAAAGGCTGGAACATAATAGAAAGCGCAACGCCTGACGTGTTAGAGATAGGCATAGCTTGTCCAAGAGCCGTCTCTGGAATACCAATCATTTCGTGCATTGACTTCTTTAACAAAGCCATGAAGTCCATAGCACCCTTTAAGCCTTGTGCTCCGCCTTCTAGGTTTTCTACTTTTGCGTCTTTAGGAAGTCCGCCCCAGACTTTGTTAGCGCCCTTTTCCAATTGTGAAGCTTTGGCACCAATGATGACTGTGACGGGAGCAGCGTGATAGTTAACAATGTCAGCGATGTCAGTAGCAGTCTCGTTATAAGCACGGTTAATATTAATAATATCATTACAGTCGCTAAGACCCCAAGGGCTACCACTAATGCGAACATTAGGTATATGAACAATGGGAATAATGCCAAGCGGATTAGGGCGCGAATCAATGAGTTCGTCGTTAATGTATTCTTCAATGATGTCATCAGTTAGAATTTCTGTGTAAGTAAAGACTTGACGTGTGCCTTCAAGAGAGGTTCCCCAGAAGCGGTACTTTAGCTTAAAACGAATTAAACGTTCACGGTCATGCGGGTGAAATTCTGGAAACGCAAACGATGAGTTAAGCGGAAGAATGCGAATACGTCCAGGGTGTGGTCGACCAACTGTGTCAACCCAAGCTTCTTCATAAGCAACTTTAATAAAGCAGTCTCCAGATACAGAACCCTGCTGTCCCATTTCCCAAAGAACTGTTGCCTTGTTGTTATCTACTTCCCACACACGTTCTAGTAGCTGCGGAACAATAGCTTCTGTGTACTTTGATGAGGCAAAGCTTACGCCTTTACCAAAACAGAAATTAATAAGGAAATCTGTAAATGCTCTGTAATAGTTGAGCATGATTTGCGCTTCGCCTGTTTGACGGCGGTATGAATAGTGATGACCAAGGTACATTGCCCAGTTAAGAGAATAACGATTTAGACGAGGGCCGTGTACTTCAAACTCTTCATCTGCAAGTTCTACTAGCCCCAGCGGGGAGATGGAGATTGTTAAGTCAGAGGAAGCTGCGCGATAACTCGGTGGGGAGAAATCAATACCGCTCACTATTTACCTCTTTCAAAATAAGTAAAACTCAATGTCGATATATTAACATATCGACGGCTTATATGAAGCGTTCGCCTCGTATGTTGCCTTGACCAACCTTCTTGGTTACTTTCTTTTTCTTTTGCTCTTCTTCTTTGTCACGCTTTTCTTGAGCGTAATCGCGAAACCTAGGGTCTATATCTTTCTTAGATTTAACGTATTGACCACCTAATTGGTTGTATTTAGCATGAATCCAGTGACCGCGAGCTGGGGAGTTTTTAGAAAACCTTGTAGCCGCTTGAGCAGTAACCATGTTCCAAAGTTTAGGGTTGGCAGCAACCTGCGTTGGGGTTTCTTTTGCTTCTCTACCTGAAATCAGTGCCATTTATAATCCTTAGATAGGCAGTCGCCCCCTGCCACCACGTAAGGAGCAGGGGGAACGACTTGCTATTTAATTTATTAGTCTTGTACTACTGCTGGATTAAGCGCTGCTTGGCGTGCTCCGCTTAGGAACACTTCTTCAAAGCGATTATCTCCGTGATCTGCAAATGCTCCAGCAGCAAAGTCATTTAGACTTTGTGGTGCTTCTACCCAAGCTGCAGAACCAACGTGTGCGCGCTCGCGCATTGTCTCTTCTGGAAGCTTTTCAAATACGTTTGCATTACGGTTTGGGCGACCTGGTGCAGGCATGTATCCATGCATTGCGCCTTCTGTAAATGACTGTGGAACGTCTGTATCAGTTGCAATACCTTCTTCAAAACGAAGTGGTCCGCGTTGTCCTGGGACAGCGCCAGCCATCTTGCGGTCGTATACAGGGTTGTGCTTCTCAGGGAAGCGTGGTGCTGGTGAAATTGACATATAAACTCCTAATTGGTTTGAGGACCTCAGTAAATAGTGTGCTGCCTAAGCAGAACAAAATCAGGCTAAAGTCAAAACTATCTGTAGAAGGGTGAACTTGATACCTCTACGGAAGGCATAGTTAAATCCATAGTTAAAGCGCAAGCAATGGCTAGGGAGTCTGCAAAGTCGTCGTGGGCATGGGCTTCTTCTGGAGCATGGGCTAAGAAGTTAGGCCCAGTGAACTTGGTCTCCAAATCCGTCATCTGCTGGTAGAAGCGCTTCCACGTACGTAGGCGACGTGTTTTTGCATGAGCAGGCCAACCAACTAACCGTCGGTCAATTAAAGCCTTTAAGTGCTTCCAACGCTTTGACTGCTCAGGTTGGCTACTGCCAATAGAGTGAACCTCAGAGTTTGGTAATAACAGCTTTAGACGTTGAGCTACAGCATCTCCCACACCATTAGCGTCTACTCCAACTGCTAGTACATCGTAAGCACTTAGGAAGTTAACAATCTGAAAGTACTGGTCTTCCCAGTCATCGCCTTGAATCTCTAACCAGTTAAGGATTCGGTGGTCAAAGTAGCCAAACTCATCTGGCCTATCCCAGTCAACCCAGACAACGGTTACTACGGTTGAGTCAAGTTTACGCGCAGGGTCAATGCCAACAACAACAGGTGTTCGGTGCCACGCTTTTACAATCTCCTGCGATGTATCTCCTAGCTCATCCATAATTACAGAGGTAACGAACATACCTCGCTCTAGTAGCCACTTGCATGAGTACGACATCTGAAATTCATCTGAGTCTTCGCCAATACGTAGCATCTCTTTTTTAATGAATTTGCCGTAGTTAGCGTTGCACTTTGCCACATCTCGCCAATCCCATTCAAAATGG